GATTTTGATGGCAGACTTGCTAATCACGTTATGCAAAGATTAGAAAAACAATTCTTAATCGGTGGAGCAGTAGCACCTAATATTCGTGGACTTACTCAGCATGCAGGAATCAATACAATTACCTACACCGCAGGAGCATTCCCAGCAACAGCAGGTGGTAAGTTAAGGACAGTTTTGGATGGTATTAAAGATGTTGAGGTAAATGGTAAATTGAGCCCAGACGCAGTACTTATGAGCCCAGCTGCTTATAATGCTCTCGTAGCTCAAGTCGATGGTAACAACAACTTTATGTTAGGTGCATCTGCATTAGCAGGAACACCTACAATTTGGGGATTACCAGTGACAAAATCATCTCAAATCGGTGGAGCAGTAGGAACTACAATTGATGTAGTTGTTGGTGCTTTCGGAGGATCTTTAGCTGCAAACCATGTGTTTAGAAGAGGTATGGAACTATCCATCTCAGAAAACGCAGCAGATGGTGACTTCGGCAAAGATATATTGACAATAAAAGCATCATTACGATACACATTGGCAGTATATAAGCCACAGGCATTCACTCGAATCAACGATATAGAATAAATTTATGGAAGAGCAGAGTCATACTTTTGTGTTAAATACAGAGGTAATCGACTCTGCTATCCATATAGAAAAGGAGAAAAAAATGGCGATAGTAGAAAAAGAAAGTCAACTGGTTTGGAAAGATAACAAGACTGGTAAATTACAACAGGGCAAAGAGTGTCCTTTTACTTCAGGAGTCTTGGTTGCAAGTATTGGCGATGAAATTCCAAAAGGTATAACCAAAAAAGCAGCAAAAAAACCACAGACCAAAGCAGTGAAGCCAGAAGGTAATAAATAAAAAATTGTGGTTTGACGATCCTTTATTGGACGATTTAGACGAGGAGTTAGATGAGCCATCAATACATGGACAAGAGCGAGTTGAAGACATTTCTAGGAATGTCAGGATCAGCTCAAGATAACAATTTAGACTTTGCTTTGGATGCAGCTTCATCTGCAATTGATGATTTTTGTGGCAGGGTATTTTACAAAACTGATGCAACTCAGGATCGTTTTTACGATTGCGAGTTTGCTGATTTTATATATGTTGATGACATAGCTACTACAACAGGCTTGGTTGTAAAAACACTTAACTCTGATGGTACAGATCTAAAAACACTTACTCTTGGAACAGATTTTTTCTTATATCCTCATAACGCAGACAAAACTGATCCTATTATGCCATTTAATAAAATAGTTATGGCTTTAGAAAGTAGTGGGCAGACGCTTCCCACTACTTATCCAAAAGGACTCAAAGTAACAGCAACCTTTGGATTCCCAGTTCAGTCAGGATCAGATACTGTTCCTGCTGCTATAAAACAAGCCACTTTGATACAAGCAGCGAGGTTTTTTCAGAGAAAAAATAGTCCTATGGGTTTTAGTGGCAATCCAGAAACTGGTCAAGCACCTGTCATATTTTTATCAGAACTTGATCCAGACGTAAAAACACTATGTAGAAAATTCAAAAAAAGAAAGACAGTATTAGCATCAGGCAGACCATACGTTTCACTAGGTCAAATTAGTTACAACAGGAACTATGGGATATGAAAATAACCTTAAAGGGTGCTTTAGATCTAGCTAATAATATAAATAACCAATCTATTTGGAATAAAAGATCTAACGATTATTTTAACGATCTAGCATTAGATTTTAGAAGAGAATCATTAGATGTTTTATCAAAAAAGCCATCACCTGTATCTAAATCGGCTAAATCTACAGGTAAGAGCAGAGATTCGGTGTTTGTGGCAAAGTTGTCCAATACTAACCGATTACGCATGTCTGAGGGCTTTAAATTAGCTTCTAGCAGTAAATATGCACCTTTTATTCATGGTAAGCCTATATTTAGAAGTTTTACACCAATCAAAAAGACAAAACCTTTCTTTCCTCCATATAAAGAAGGATCATCGCTTTTCAAATGGGCTAATAGAGGTCAACCAAAAATGAATGCTTTTTTAGTAGCTAGAAAGATATCACAAACAGGACTAAAGATGAAACCATTTATTGGTGGTGTAGTTTTTGAAAATCAAAAAGAAATTAAAAAACGTGGCGATGAGATGCTTAGACTTATAGCTAAAGATATAGCAGATAGTATTAGATAATGGCTACGTTTACAGCAATCAGAGATGGTATAAAAACAAGATTAGAAACTATATCTGGTGTTACAGTTTACGATACAGTGCCAGATTATTTAGATCCACCTGCTTGTATAGTTGCTCCACTCACTACTCTTGATTACGATACTACGATGGCTCGTGGTGCTGACACATATCAAATACCAGTTATATTTTATATACAAAGAGTTGATGCAGCTACAGCTCAAGATTCTCTTGATACCTTTTTACAATCATCAGGATCAAGTAGTGTAAAAGCAGCTATTGAAGGTGATATAACTTTGGGCGGTGCTGCTATGTCTGTTAGAGTAGTTAGTGCAAGTGATTATGGCGAGTATGAAGTCAATCAGGGTACTTCATATCTAGGTGTAACTTTTAACTTGGAGGTAATAGCATGAAAATTGAAATTTTAGTTGGTAGCAACTATCCAGATGGTAAAGATGAGAAAAGAGTCGAAGCAGGGGACGTTGTAGATGTTCCAGACAAAATAGCCAAGAGTTTGATAAAGAATAAAGCAGCAGTAAAATTTGATAGTGCAAAGAAAAATAAAACAACTAAAAAAAGAGCTCGAAATGAAGATGGGAGTTTTAAAGCAGACGATCCTTCAACTCCTGAAAACGAGGCTTGGGAGGTAACTGAATAATGCCAACGTTTACACACGGAAAAGATGCAGTTGTAATACTTGATAACACAAATTTATCTAATACATTGACTGACGTGTCTTTTTCACTAACTTCCGATGTAGTAGAAACATCCACCTTTTCAACATCAAGTAAGACATATATTGCAGGTCTAAAGGATGGAACAGTTACTGCATCAGGCTTTTTTGAAACATCAAGTCCAGATAGTGACGCAGAGTATTTAGCACAGTTAGGTGGATCAGGATCTGCTTTTTCTGTTGCACCTATTGGATACACAAGAGGCAATCCTGTGACTCTTGGTAAAGTTATCGAGACTACTTACGATAGATCAGCAGACGTTGGATCTGTCGTAGCAGCTGCGGTTGCATTTCAGTTTGATACAGATAGCTTCGATGGAAATTCACTAGTTGCTCCTGCTGCATTTACTTCTACAACCAATCAAACATCAGTTGATTATGTAGCAGCAGGTACAAATGGAGGCGGAGCAGTTTTACACGTTACTTCTGTAAGTGGAACGTCACCAACATTAGATGCAAAAATTCAAACAAGTTCTGACAACGCTTCATTTTCTGACTATATAACTTTTAGTCAAAAAACAGCAGTGGGATCAGAATATAAAACAAGTAGCAGCAATCCAGCTCGGTATGCACGAGCAGTATTAACTATCGGAGGCACAAATCCGAGTTTTACTGTAGCAATCAGTTTTGGACAGGGATAATAGTAAAGGAGAGTAATGCCAACATTTACACACGGAAAAAGTGCAGCGTTTAAATTTGATGACTCTGGCGGAACAATTAGAGACGTTTCTAATGTTCTAACAGATGTAACAGTATCAAGAACTGCTGATGTTGCTGAGGTTAGTGCCTTCTCTAATAGCTCTAAGGCATTTGTGTCTGGGCTAAAAGATGGGACTATCACTCTCACAGGTAGCTTTGACAGTACAGTCAATGGCTATCTAACTGGAATATTAGGATCTGAGGTTGACTTTGAGTTCTATCCGATAGGAACAACTGGAGGCAATCCAAAGGCTAGTGGTAAGGCAATATTGACATCTTACGACAGAAGTCCTGATATATCTGGTGCAGTGGGATTTTCAGCGAATTTCCAATTAACTGGGGACATAACAGAAGGTACAGCTTAAAATATAGATAAATTATAAAAAGGAGTCTATATGAAAAGATTGAAGTTAGATGATATATCTAACGCACCACAACTACCTGAAAAAGAGATTGAACTTGAAATGTGGGATGCAACTGTAATTGTT